AGCGATAGTAGCAGCCCCATTAGGAAGTATTTCGACAATACTGTTACCATCAACAGTGCTACTTTGAAGCATAGTTTTACTAGCTATGGTGGCATTACTAAAGTCTCCTAATATTCTCCTAGCCGCCCCTACCAGGGTAATATTCCCCGTGGCCGCAAGATCCGCAATATCAAAGTCTTGAGTACTATCTCCAGCTAGTAAAGCTCTACTAGTATCCGAGGTATGCACATGATCTTCTCGGCTGTAACGATAGGAAGCCCCTGCTGCCGCAGTCCCGTCCATCAGGGGATTAGTAGAAGAAGCTTGGCCCAGTACGAAAGCAGTAGAAGCCCCTTGAGAAGTATTAGTATCAGCGGCAGCAGTAGTCATAGCAAAGTCTTGAGTAGCTAGGCCTGATAGAGCGGCATAGCTTCCAGCTACCTGATAGGTAACTCCACTTGTGGAAGCCATGCAGCTCCACTTGCTAGTAGCAGTGTTATACAGGAAACCCACTACGAGCATATTAGTGCCATCAGTAGTGGTCGGTAACCCTATAGTATTGCCCTCAAAAGAGGCGCCCCATGTAATAGCCCTAGCAGCTGTTCCTGTTATCTCTATGATAAGAATGTCATTATCATCTGGAGTGCCACTAAGATTAGTAGTAAAGGAGGTTATATCTACTGCAAGGGCGGTTATCTTATAGACATCATAATCATCTGTATTAATAGTAGGAGTAGCAGAAGAAACTTCGAAGCCTACCCTAGCTGTTATCCTCTTGTTCGTAAGAGTATTTACAGAATCCTCAGTTACCATTCCAGCATACTCTGCCGCAGTTAAGTGGTAGTATTCAGTAGCTGCCCCTCCCTGTAATCCCCCTACTTCATTATGTACCATATCCCCACTAACCCAAGCAGAGCCGTCCCACGTTAAAACCTCTCCTATTATAGGAGTAGGGGCCGTAACATCAGTCAGATCATCCAAGGCAAGGGGAGCTGAAGAGGAGGTAGCAGAGGGCTTGGTAATGAAGTTAGGGCTTATTGCAGTCATACTATTTCCTTTCTACTATGAATGCAAGGACTTATCCCTTCTTACCGTGTTATAGAACTCCATTCCCTCTGCCTTATGTCTTGCAGAAGAGGCGTCATCCCCTACCTCCTTAAAGATCTCCGCTGCTGCTAGGTCGATTACAGGATAAGGCATCTCATCCAGCATCCAATAGGTGGGGAGGGTAACTTGATCTAGTACAGGGGGATAAGTAAGATAGGATATTTCTAATGTAGCGGCTAGGGCGGCCATAGTATAGGTCATAGATGTTCCAGCTAGATAGTATTTATTAAGCTGAGTACTTCCTCCGGGAGTAAAGATCTTCTCCCCGGGCATATATTCTAGGTAATACTTAACTCCAGTGGGCTTAACATAGTTAAATTTCCTAAAGCGAGTTAATGAAGCTAGAGATACTGTATCTCCATATAAGGTTGCATCTATTGCGAATGAAGCTTCTACTGTATCTTTAGGGAAATCTCCTAAGATAGTAAGATAAGAGATAGCCTTATTTATAGCAATTATAGTCCTAGCCTCTTTATCAGGGCGCTTTGTCAGTAATATAACTGCTGCTAATACTTCATTAAAGGTCATCTCTTTCTCCTTATTATTTAACTAATTCTAAGTGGCCTAGCTTCTCAAAGTAAGCACATACATTCTTCTCGTCTTCTGTTACTGCATGCAAAAAGCCGTCCTCTGTATTAGTCTGCATGACAGATCCATTTGCTCGAATAATCCTATTGCCTTTTATATTCCTATAGAGCACTCCTCCAGCAGGCGCATGGCCTTGGGGATAGGCATGAACAACAGGAGGAACAGGGGTTGCAGGAAGGTTCTTTGCTTCCGCAAGTGCTTGCTCTTTCCTTGCAATATCGGCATCTTGTATTGCAGCCAATCTAGCGGCCTCTATCTCATCAGGAGTCTCTGCTTTAGGAGGGGCCTTCTCTGCTTCTTTTTTTGCTTGATCTTGCTGAATCTTACTAAGTAGGTTACTCATTATATTTCCTTTATAAAAGATACTTCGAAGAGGGTGGGACTAGACGTTTCAGCCTTAGCTTACAGTTAGGGAGGGGGAGGAGAGGCCCCAATCTAGCCCCGTGAACCTTGTTAGCCTTCGGCTAGGCTACCATCTCACCGATACCAGTAATAGTAACGGCAGGAGTATCTACATCTGTTACAGTCAAGCGATACATACGAACCTTAGAAGCTGCATTGGCGGTGGTTCCTGCGAGAGTGACTCCAGTCCCTGCTACTATAGTAGCTGCAAAGGCTACTCCATTAACATGAACAAAGTCAAAGGTATCTCCTACTGCTGGAGAATCCATGGCTGCTAGAATCTCGGTAGCAGTAGCTGTAGTATCATTGTAAACGCCGGTAGGGCCTGTACGCATAATAAGACCTGATACAATAGCTGCTGCAGTAAGAGCTCCTGCTCCTACTGTAGAGATGGCTACTTTAGCCCCACTACCTGGCTGAATAGGTAAGACGGCTTGAATCTCTTTCTGCTCGTAGCCGCCTCTATCTGAATACTGTAAAATCTTTGCCATTATAATTCCCTTCGTAATTAATTAGATTCAAGAAAACCTCTACCTAATAGAGATAGAGGCTTCTATATTTAAGCTGCGCCTGCAGTTAAACCATCAATATAAGCACAGCTATAGGGGTTAACTAGTTCTACGGCAAACTCTGTAGTTAAGGAACCTCCAACGCCATCTGTTCCTAGTTCTACGATCTTGCCGTTACCTCCATACTCTTCAGCCTTAGTATCCCGGCCCTCTAAGTAGGCTAACCTCAGTGCTGGCATATCCATTACAAGAGCACACCCAGACAGCCCCATACCATTCATTAGAGGATGCTCAATGATATTAATCTCACCTTTATAGAACTTGAACTTGGTGAAGTTCATACCGAAAGAAGTCTCGTTCTGTGTAATATAGACTTGACCAGAGAGGCGCCCAATGTCATTAATAACCTTAACAGCAGTACTATCTCCGAAGAGAACCCTACTTCTAGCGTTACTAAGATCAGTGGAATACTGGAAGGCGGGTTCCAATAGAGTTACCCACTGAGCAAACGTAGTAGTAGAACCGGCGGTATTAGTATTGCCAGGAGCATACTGCTCAATAGCATCTATAACCCCTTGGGTAGCATGGATAGGCATACTTCCAGTAGTATCCATCTTAGGCTGACCCCAGATGATAGCTCCTTCAGCATCCACTGAGTGGAACATGCTGCAATCTTTCCTGCTCTCAGCTATATTGCTATAACCTTGTTCAGACATAGAAGCTCTTGCTGTATCAGAGAGGCCCCAAGCATTACGGAAGATCTGAGTGTAGTTAGGAATATATTCTGTAGAGAGTTGCCTAGCAGCGGGGCGAGCAGAGTTCTCCGCGAAAGCAGTACCTACTTGCAAGAGCTTATCAGCAGCATTCATAGCGGCAGCCGCGACTCTACCAAAGGCCCTAGTAACCTCTACAGTAGTGGTGCCTGAAGGAACATTAGTTACTCGAACATTCTCCCTAGTCCTAAGATTCAGAAGAACCATGCCTACGGTCATTCCTGCATTACTCCCGATAGTCAGAGTAGTTGCAGCAGCAGTATCCCCGCCAGTAGAGGTAGTTGCTATGAAGGTCATAGTCTTACTGAGGTAACCATGAGTTGTGCTCTTAGCCGTGCTCTTGCCTGTTTGGCTAGAGAGTGCGAACAGAGGAGCTGAACCATTAGGGAACAGTCGCAGCATATGAGCTGCAAAGCTCTTCATATTAAGTTCTGCGGGGTTCTGATTAATACTGAAAATACCATTCAACAGGGACATTATTATTCCTTCCTATTTAATTAAATTACTAGCTAGCTTCTGGCTAGAGATTATCTAGAGATATATTTACTCCAGTCTACTTCCCCAGATTCTGCTTGAGTCTGCTCCGGGGATTTAGTAGGATTCAAAGCTCCTTGTAAATCCGCTATATACTTCTGTGCTGCAGTTGCTATCTGAGTGGGGGATGCATCTGGGTTAGCTTGAGCGAACTGATTAGCTACTCTGTTCAACTCAGCTTTTACTACAGGGTGATCGTAGTTAGGAGCAGTGGAAAGTGCATTAGCAGTAAGCTGTTGCTTAACGCCTTTATCTACACTCTGCCGCTCGAAAGCTGCGCGGTTTGAAAGGTGGGCATCCGTGAGGGAAGTATTGTGCTCTAGAGAAGCTTTATAGGTATTGCGACCTACTGATTGCATTACATCTAGCAGAGACTTGGCGTCCCCACTTAAAGCCTTAGTCATTAACTCAGGGTCAATGCCTTTAGTAAAGTCCATAGTATCTGAGACCTTGCCAAGAACAGCAGGATCAATCTTGAAGCTAGGGGCTTCTATGTCTGAACTCTTGACACTATTGTCGAACATTTTCTTGTATTCGTCAAGAGGATTAGTGGGAGTTCCTTCGGGAATCTTGCCATCTACCGTAGCAGGAGCTGTAGCCGATAAGGCAGCTGGCTGTACTACAGTAGCATTAGGGTCTGTAGCGGCAGCAGCAGTAGGGGCAGACTTAAACATGTCGAAGAAGTTCATTATAATTTCCTTTATTTAGTTTGATTAGTTTGATTCTTGGGGGAGAGGAGATCTCTCAGGTGCTTCTATTGATAGTAAGGCTGATATTACTTCAGTCCTTCCTTGTACTACTGCGAATGCCTGCGAGATAGTATGCTCTGTAGCGGCTATAGAACTAGTAGATAGCAGCTCTTTCATGTCAGATAAGGCAAGCATCCGTAGGTATTTCTTTATTAGAGGATCCGATAGCCTGATAGCTATTGTCTCTAATTCTGTACTTGTCAGTTCTGGAGAGGGAAAGACATCTTCTAGGCTCATTGTAATTCCTTTAATCTATAAGCAATCGTAAGTATATCCTTATTTAGATTCTGCGCTAGCCTAGCTACTGTCTGCAGATCCTCTATCGCTTCTGATAAAGCCTTTCCGGTAGGAAAAGGAGTAGTAATTGTGGGCGGATTAAAGTCAATAGGAGGCATCCTAGCAGGATCTTTATAACTGCTTCCTCCACTGGCATGCATATTAATAAGTATAGTCCTGAGATAATTGGCATAGCCCGAGGGTTCTGCCTTCCAATTAATAGGAACCTGAGGATTATATAGACTGAATGCCTTTATATAATCGAGATCTCTTTGCTGCTGCGCTGTTAATGCCATTCTATTCTCCTTGTTCTGTTGGCTGTTGAGGTTGCTGAGGTTGCTGCGGCGCTTGTGCTGCTTGAGGAGTATATTCTTCTAATCCTCTTACTCCCATTAATTGCATAAGGTGAGAGAACATTCCAGGAAGCATAGGCCCATAAGCCATCTGTAAAGGCTGGGACTGGGAGAGCATCTGCATTCCAGTACTAAGTGCCTCTGTGCTAGCTAGCTTGCTCTTAGGAGTATATCCATCTGCTACTCTAAAGGATAGAACCCTAGCTCTCAGTTCTGCTATACTGATCTTAACTTCCTTACCTGTCTTTTGAGATACTAATACAGCATCCTCCCCATACTGAAATATATTAAGTTTAAAGATATTCTTAAGAGGCTGAAAGAACTGATGCTCTAAGGTAAGCGCAGGTAGCCGCAGTCTTGCATCACTTCCTCCCATAGTATCATTCCACTCAGTTACAGACTTGTTACCCTTCTGGAACTGTCCTTGTTGAGGAGAATTAAGACCTGAGAGCTCCTTCCCGAAGGATACTATTTGCATCCCACTCTGTATAGCTCCCTCAGTTCCTCTAGCATCAAAGGGAATCTGATGATAGGCATCTTGAATCCTGAACTCTGTGGACAAGGACTTGCACTTAACAGGTATCTTAGCAGCGGGAACCGGAGCATTAATATCACTAGGTGAGATAAGATCGGGGTTATATAAAGCGCGATCTGAAACTGCCCTTCTAGCAGAATTAAAGGCTATATTAAAGAGAGTTCCTGCGGCCGTCTGGAAGGGAATATTAGCCTCTCCATAGGACTGCGTTTGGTATCCTAGTCCATCCTCCAATGGCTGCCCAAAAAGGATAGGAAGATAATCATAAGCTGAGATGATCCTTTCTGCTTGAACTACTACAGAGGAATTAATTACTTTGATCTTCCATATCTGCACTGTATTAGGAGCAGGACTGGTCATCTCAAATTCTTTAGGTAGTATCCTTGCGTAGAAAGTAAAGACCTCGAAGTTATCCGCCCCTATTACATCGGAAGCTTCTTTACCTCCCAAGTAGGAGAACCAGTTTATACTAGAATCGGGCCTACGGGCTGCTACATAATCTGAGACTTGAGGATGGAGACGATAGCCTGATACTCCACTAGGAGCAGAGCTAGCATAGGGGCTAGTGGCTAGGGCCTCTTTGATATTGAAGGCCTTATTCATAGCAGCCAAACGCTGAAGCATCCTCTTGAGCTTGGTCCTACTCATTACTTCTATATACCCAGCATAATCTCCCTCTGAGGCTACATCTCCTGGGGATACATTATAGTCCCATACAGTATTATAAGGATCTAACCGCTTTAATTTAGTGAAGCTGGTTAAGGTCTTATCTATCTTAGAGGTTCCAGGGGATAGCATCTCATCTACTATTGTATACTGGTCTATTGAGGTCCAGTCTACCTCCATCGCGCTAAAGTTGTACTTGATTCCGTCCCGTAAGAACATAAGGATCTGTCGGGCATAGCCTCCTAGAGTGGCATGATCATCTAAAAGAGTCTCTAGTTGCTCAGCATATTGCTTATTCTCAGGAGAGGAGACTACTGGGAACATAGGAGTCCCTGAGAGGAAGACCTCAGATAAGTATCCTACCATACTATCTACCTGAGATATTACTACAGGAGGAGTAGAAGTAGGCATATTCATTACACCTACTGGGGTAGTAGCAGCATCTATCCCATTCCCATTAGCTATACCAGTTGTAGTATTCACAGAGGCAGTATAGCGGGCATAGGCTACATCAATGGCTTCCATCTTACTCATATAAGAGGAGAATTTCTTGTGCTCTGTAAGAAGTCTTCTAGAGAAATCCACTAGGAGGGCACAAGTCTCCTTACTCTGTAGTAGGGTCTTTACTTTCTTTTCATTAGGAGCTGCCATATTATTTATCCTTTCATTATTTTCTATTATAATTCTTAGAAGGGAGTATTCTCCCCTACTACTTTAGCCTCTCCTTCTATTGCCCCTATCTTCCTCTTTAAGTTAGTTATTAAGTGCCAGTACTCATTCCTAATATCTTGCCCATAAGATACACAGTCTATGAAGTCATCTCTGTTATCCTTCTTCCCTATCTTATAAAATTGCGCCTGCCAAGTGAAGTCTCTTCGAGCAGAGGGGTCTAGGATATAGTAATTCTCTGCATAGAGTTCCATAATGAACTGCCTGATCCTACTCTCTTTACTCCTCCCGTGAGGCTGCAGAGGGACTACCACTATACCTATTATGTTTAACTTCTTCATCCAGAAGGTCATCCAGAATGCTAGCGTTTGCTGGTAACCTACATCCTCGATACCAATTAAAGAGGCTCCATGCTCTAGGGCTAAGAGAAGAGTCTTCTTTATAAGCTCTTGAGGATCCATTATCCCTCTAGAGCATTCAGACACATAGCCCTTATCCTCATGCTTGTAGTGAACCGCTATTACATTATCATCAGAAGTCTTTCTGAACCCTGCAGGGTCTACTGTTATGAAGACTCCATCAGGGTCTTGTATCGTTTCTAACGGACAGAGAGGAAGAGGATTAGGTAAGAGAGACTGCCCTTTAGCTTGAGGATCATTCATTACCTCAGCAAACCAAATATTAGCCAATCCTAGCTGTTCATCATGGTAGTAAGACTCCATGAGTTCCTCTAGTTTGAATAATTCGGGCCATAATGGCAGTCCTGTAGAGAGGATAGCCCCAGTAACCATACTTATCCAGCCAGTATTCTTCTTGAATTTATTAAGAATGCACTCTTCTGAGTACATATTTCCTATGTAGACTATCAGTCTGTTCCCTCTGGGGGCAATTGCCTTGAAGATTGTTCCAGCTAATTCCTTAAGGAGAGTATCTCTTTCTGCTGGAGACTCATCATTCTTCCTAGTCTGTACATCATCACATACTATTAGGTCTGGCCGCTGATTCTTAAGGTTTAAGCCTCGAATCCCAGCACTCCAGCCTCTAGCTACTAGGATAACTGGGCGATTATGGTATAGGGCCTTCTTAGTATCACTGCTGTCTATGGCTAATCCGGCCTGCCAGTCTCCGTAGATAGCAGTAAGATTACTTGAACTTAATATATCATGCACATCTGCTAGTAGGGAATCGGCCAGGTCCGCATTAGCACAGGTTACTAACACGAAATTAACCTTGTCGTAGACTATGAACCAGCATATTAGGATTTTAATGAATGTAGTCTTTGCATGGCCTCGTGGAAGCCCTAAAGCAAAGCGCATTAAAGCTCCAACTAGATCTTCTTCTCTATTAGCCAGTATCTGCCATATGGCTACATAGAAAGGTGGAAGAGAGAATAGGCATACTTCAGGCATACAGAGAGCGGAGAAGAAGTTAATATCTGAAAGGCCTCTATTATAGGCTTCTGCTACCTCAACATTAACTTCTTCACGCTCTGGAATTTCGGCAAGACTAGGCAGGGACAACATAGCTTAAGAAGTCTTCTTCAGAAGCTTCTGTAAAGCCAGCTTCTGGGCTGCTACCACTTGTTTCTTGGACATCATGTTCTCCTTCTTTCTTCTGCTTCATGGAAGCAAATAGGTTTGTAACTGCACTACTATTAAGAGGAGCAATAGTGTCCTCTCCTATAGAGATAATCTCATTCTGCAAAGTTCTCTGTACTGAGGGAATAGCCAGGGCATGAGAAGGAAGGCTTATAGAGACAAAGACTTGCTGTGCCTGCGGTGATACTACTGGCTGCGTCCTAGCCTTCATCTTCTCTTGCCTCTCTCCTACCACTCTTAAGGCTGCTGTAACATCCCTTAGTTCTGAGGCTGGCGCCATTTCCATCACTTGGGTTATAAGCGCATGCTCGGCCGCCGTGTACTTAGCACTTAAGCTTTTCTCTTCTATATCCTCTTTCTCGAACTCTACTTGCCTCTCTTTTAGAAGAAGTTGAAAGCTCTCGTCTTGGAGAAGCTGAGAGATCCTAGCTGGAGAGCAGCCTACTATTGTGGCCACTTGAGAGGGCTTAAGTCCAGAAGCTAGGAGGGAGGCTACTCGGGCGAGATTCATGGCATTACTCCTTGAGCGAAGCGAAAGACTCGGGCGAGATTCATTTTAAAACTCCTTGAGCGAAGAGATTAGGAGGATAGTATACTGGATGGAAGAAATAGTCAAGATAAATCGGAGAAATTCTATGAGAAATTCTAGGGGGGGAGTTTCTAGGTTCATAGAATAGAAGGATTCCGAGCGTTAGCGAGGAGAGAATAAGGAAAAACTTTAGAAAAAACTTTAGGAAAATTTAGATAGTCCTATTGATAGCCCCAGGATTGCCAGATTATAAAAAAGCCTACCTCCCCCCTTCTCGCTGCGCTCGATCTCTAGGAAAGGA